AGCCCCGCCTTGTGCTTGGCGATCACCACGGGACGCGGCCCGTCCTTCGGCTTGCCGGGCTTGTCGATCTCGAACCGGTTCGCCCACTTGCTGGCCGGCAATCCGTAGGCTGGCACGGCGCGCCCGATGTAGACCGCGCCGGCTGGCACCTTCTTGCCCGGGCAGTCGCGGATGTTCAGCACGCGCGGCGTCATGCGCACGGCACCCACTGAAGGCGCCACTTGCCATCGGCGCCGCGCTCGCGTGCCACGCGGTCGAGCCACGCATCGGCCACGCGCCGCACCGCCTCGCCCTCGATCGAGTCCGCTAGGCCGAGTGCCAGTTGCCGGGCGCATTGGCAGGCGAACGCCTCGGGACCGCGCGAGCCGAACAGCTCATCGAGAGCGCAGACAAAGCTCAAGGTCGCGGCGTCGAGCAACCGCAGCTCAGCGGCGTCGAGCTCGTCATCGGCGTCGATCATGTCCGCCACCAGTGCCCGGGATCGCGCGGCGCGCCGTCCGGCAGGCACCCACGGACGCGGGCCGAGGCGCGGCCGCGCCGGGCGTTGTGACACCCAGGACAGAGGGCGCGAAGATTCTCCTGCACGTCCTGCCCACCGGCGCGACGGTCAAGGATGTGGTCGGCGACACTGCTCGCCTTGCCACAGCCAGGCGTCGAGCAAACCGGCTGGCGGCGGACGGCCTCGGCGGCCAGGGCGCGCCAGGCGCGGGTGCCGTAGAAGCGGGTCATTTGTTTGTTTTCAATTGTTTGCGCCAAATGTGGCAGCGTATCAGCTACCGCGAGAGACGGGATTATCGCTGGTGAACCGTTGCCTTGATGGGTTCGCGAAATGGGAAAAACTACCGGAAACCAGTCAAATGACATCAAAAGCGTAGTTTTAGTTGTTGACAGGCTCGCCCGTGCGCGCGGAGGCGGCCCGATAGAAGCGCAAATTTGCGTCTCTACACGCCGGGCTCGCCCGTGCGCGCCCGTGCGCGCGGAGGCGGGTGGTAAAGCTAGTGCCGTCGTCACCAGCTTTGTGCGGCCCTCCCGTGCGCGCGGGGTCACTGCATCACCCGGGCGTTGCCCTCGCCGAGGTCGACGGCGATGGGCCCTCCACCGGCCGCGGCGTACTCGTCCAGCGCATCGCCAAGGTCGGCGAACTTATCGCCCAGCGACATAGCAAGTCCGCTAGGACCGACACGCCACGAGATGTGCGCCTTACCAGTATCGCGCAGGTAGTCTGACACACGAGAGCGCATGAGATGGCCGTGCATCGGATGATACAGCGACACCCACAGCGCCATTATTCCAAACGTTTTGCACGTTTCGTCGTCAACACCGCCTCGTACTTTCGGAAACTCTGACGATATCATCCTTGAAACGCTCTCGTATCCGATGGGCTGGCACACCGGGTTGCACCTTTCCATCAGGTCAACCAGCGCGCCCGCCTCCAGCGCCAGCGACGTGGGAGGCGAGCCCGCCACGTCGACGGTGATCCCGATGTGGCCGTCCGGCACGCGCCAATCCTCCACGCGGGTGGGCGGGTCGGTGTTCATGGGTTTTGGCCTCCTGGGTGGTTGCGTGGCTCGGTGGCGACGATCACGAAACCGTGGGGGGCGCATGGGGGCGCATGCGGACCGTTAGGGCTGACACGCATGTACGCGCGCGCGCCCGCGTAAGGCCGATAATGGTTTAGATGCGCCCCCATGCGCCCCCCACGGGTTTGTGATTGCCTAACCAATTGGTTAAAAACAAAACTTCGAACAGGAAGGGCCGCCAACATGCGCCCCCAACCACCCCCTGCGCCCCCTAAGTCCATGTCCGCCCATCCTGCAGCGGCTTCAGAGCGATGCCGGACACGTAGTCATTGCCGTGAACTCTTTTGTAACGAAGATTATCCTGTCGATCTATCCACCCACGAAACCGATGACGTGTGGTGTTTTCTGTGCCGTTCTTCTCTGCCCATGCATTGAAGTCTGCAAGTAGAACGCCGGGACGTGTTGATACTGTCGGGCCAATGTCACACCGTTCTTCTAGCCATGAGCCAAACACATCTTGAGCCTCGAAGTACTCTTCTGTCGCCAATCTCACTGCCGCGGGTTGCCGCAATCCGTCGCGCTGCCACTCAAGGCAACCGTCGATCATCCACCGGAGGATGCCCGGCCACTCGGCGCGAAGGCGGTCGCCGAGGTCCTTGTCGATCTTGGGCGGCTTGTGGATGAAGGGTGCGAGGTTGAACCGGCGCCGGGCGGCCTCGTCCACGTTCCGGAGCGCGGGCTTGTGGTTGCCGCTGATCGTCAGCTTGAAGGTCGGCGTGTAGGTGAAGAAGTCGCGCCGCATGAACCGGGCCGTGACCGGATCGCCGCCGGTCAGCGCCTTGAGACGCGCCTCGGCCCACACCTGGCCCTCGTCCACCTCGGTCGTCATGACCAGGCGGGCGCCGGCCAGCATCGCCATGTCGGTCGAGTGCTTCTCGTTCCTGGACGCCGCGAACGTGTCCATGGCCGCGTTCACGGCGTAGTCGGCCATGATGCCGGCCACGGCGTTCATGCAGGTGCCCTTGCCGTTGCCGCCGTCGCCGAACACGAAGAGCAGGGCGTGTTCCTTGGTGCTCCCGGTCAGCGTGTAGCCGAACCACCGCTTGAGGAACCCAACCAGCTCCTGATCGCCGTTGGCGGCCTGGTTGAGGAAGCCGAGCCACAACGGGCAATCCGCCGTGTCGGCCGGTGCCACTGCCGTCTGCTTGGTGATGTGGTCGGACTGGCGCGCCTTGCGCAGCTCGCCGGTGCGCAGCTCGACGGTGCCGCCGGGCGTGCCCAGCAACCACGGATCGCGGTCCCAAACCTCGCTGGTCACGGCGAAGGCCCGGTCAGCCTGTGCGAACCGCTCGACGCCGGCGGCGAAGGCGGCCTTGCCGGCGGTCACGGTTGCCTTGGTGCTTTCGGCCACGCGGGCAAGGCGGCGTGACAGGTCACGGGCCCACGCATAGGCCAGCCGGGTTTCCTCGCGGCGCCAGATGGTGCCGTTCCACTGGTACCAGGCCCCGGCATGGTGGCAGTAGCGCAGCATGTCGCCGTGCACGCGGGCAAAGGAGAGGGCCACCGCATCCTCAGTGATCGGCGGCGCGGCAGGTTCCTTGACCATGCCGGGTGCGGGCGGCAGCAGCCCGGCGGGAAGGTGCGGGTGTTTGCCGTTCGTCTTGGTGTGCTCAGACATGGCAGCGCCCCGAGATGCCGCACCAGGCGGCGAGTTGGCGGGCGGCCTGGATTTGCTGCAGGCCGAGAATGTGGGCGGCCAGCGACACCAGGTCACGGCCGCCCAGGCCGGTGACAGGCTCGTCCCATGCGCCGGTCAGCAGGTTCACGCGGACGATGATTTTCCGGTCGGGATGCCATCCCTCCCAGGCCAGCCGGCCGGCGGGCGTGGCGATCTCGGCGCCGATCGGCAGCACCAGCGTCAGCAGCTCGTCCAGCCGGTCGAGGGCGAACGCATTGACGCGGCCGAAATCCAGCCCGGTGCGGCGCGGCGCAGGCTTGCGGCGCGGGTCATCGGGGAACATGCGGCGGCAGAACTCGTCCGCCGCGGCGGTCCACCATGCCCGGTTTGCGTCCGGGTCAGCATCCAAATCTGGTGGCGGCTTGGTTTGGTCACTCATCGGCGAGCCCTTCATTGGGCTGCCACCGGTCCGACGGAACGGCAACGCGCATCGTTGCACAGCACGCCGTGCGTGCCATATGATGCGCGAAGCCGCTTCCCGCCCAACGGGTGCAGCTCTCGGTTGTGGAACCCGCCCCTCGCTTTGCCGGCAGGAGGGCGGGTTTTCCATGTACAGCGTCCGCCGCTAACGGGATTTCGGCAAGGGTCATTTCGCTGCCCTCGCCCGGTCGGCCAGCGCCCGCAGCCAGCCATATTGTCGCGGTGTGACGCGGTATTGCTGTGCCACGGTGCGGAGGAAATCGCGTTCCCTGGCATTCCAGAGCCACGGACGGCCCGTTGCCGCTGCCAGGAGCGACTTCCAGTCCCGTTCCGCCGGCTGCGGTGCCTCGCAAGACACCGCCGGAGCCGGTGCCAGGATCGCGTGCCATGTCAGCCCGCGTGCTTTCAGCATCCGGTCGGCGGCCGTTGCGGCGGCGATCACCTCACCCGGCACCGGTGAGCCCAGCAGGCTCAGCACGCCGGCCAGGCGTTCGCGCTCACGAGGTGCCAGCGGCACGGTCATGGCGCGTCCCGCCAGCCCACGGCGACGAGGAACCGGCCCTGCTCATCCTCGGTGGCGCGGTTCCATGCGCGGACCAGCGCGGCGTAGGTATCCTTCTGCAAATTTGCCGAAGGTTTGCCGTTCGCGATCTTCAGCGCGGCGTTGATGCTCAGCTCGCCACGCTCGACGCTCTCGATGAGGTCTTGCCGGCCGGACCGACGGAGCGCGATGGCCATGTAAACCAGGCGCTCGCTCACGTTCATCAACTGCGCCGCCTGCTTGACGGTCATGGGAGGCTGCAAATTTGCAGTCTCGGGCGCGGTGCGTGCGGTTGCGCTCACGGCGGCACCGGTGCCCCGGTCATGCCGCCCGGCTGGGTGCCGGTGAGCTGCGGCCCGCCGGCTTGCGGTGCCTGGCGCGGTTCGTCCATGCCGGGCGCCGAGCTCGGCGAGTAGCCCCAGCTTTCCCGGCATTCGTTCGGCGTGATGATGCCGTGGCTCAGCAGCACGTTATCGGCGGCCACCCGCACCGCCGGGTCCGCCCGCTGCAAGCCGCTCATGTCGAGCTGCAGGGCGAAGGTCGCGCCGGTGGTGGGACCGAACACGGCGGCGTTGAAGGCGGCTTCGAACTTCGTCACCCATGCGCGCAACGTCGTGTTGGCGAACAGGGTCTGTGCCTCTTTTGCAGCCGCAGCCTGCATGTTTGTCCAGTCGCCAATCAGGATCGGTGGCACACCGAACAGCCGGGCGATGTCGATTACGCTCCACTGCCGGCTTGCCAACAGCTCGGCGTCACGTGCGGAGACGGCCGAGAACGGCGTGAAATCCAATCCTTCTTGCAGCACCAGCGTTTTTCCTGCGTTCATTTCGCCGGTGATCGTCTCTGTCACCTGCGCCCTGACGCGGGCGAGCTCCTCGGATGCGAGCCGGCCGGAAATCCGCAGCACGCCGGACGGCCGCGCGCTGCGTTCGAAGCTGGCACTAGATGCGAGGTCGGCCGACTGCGCGTGCCGCACCGTCGCCGCGGCGCGGTGCAGGCGCGACACGCCGACATAGGGCGTTTGATCGCAGCGGTCCCGCAGGTGCAAAACCTCGCTTGCGAGGTAGCGCACCCGTGGGCGGCCCGGCCATTGCACGTCGTACACCGGCAGGCCGTCGGGCGGCCCTGGTGACAGCACGCCAACCACGACAAGCTGCCACGGCACCGACGTCATGCTCGTCAGGCGGCCCGACAGGTCGTGGGCGAGCACGGCCAGCGCGTTGCCGTGCGCGAGCGCCGAGCCGATCATGAACTCGGCGAACTCCACCCATGTCTGAATCGGGTTGGGTTGCTGCAGCACGCGGTTCAGCGGGTGCGTGCTGTTCTCGACGCGGCGGCCATCGGCGCCGACACTATATAATAGTGGCGGCAGGCTCCCGAGGTTGCTGGCGATGTAGCCGATCGACGCCATGACGGCGGCCAGGCCGTCGGCCCGCCGGCTGCGGTAGTGGTGAAACCCCTCCGGTCCGAACTCGGGCGCGGTGCCGATCGGCTGCCAGGCGATGCCATCGCGCCGCGTCTCACGGTCGCCACGGCGGAACAGGCGGTTTGTCAGCCAGCCCATCGGTGCAACTCCAAAAGCCGCAGGCGGCGGCCGTAGGCGTTCGCGGAACCAGCGGACCGCGCCGTCACGGTCGTTTGCCCATATGCCGGCCAGGCCGACACGAGGCTGATTTCCACAAGCTCGACGGCCCGCAGCTCGCGCACGTCCGGTGCCAGCCATCCCTCGCCGATGACGTGGAAGCCGAAGCTCATCCCGCCTGCAAGCCGTGCCTCCACCATGGCGAGCGCATCATTGCCAAGCGTGGTCGGTGGCACATCGAGGTCGAACGACAAGCCGCGCCCATCTTCAGAAAGACGCAGGCTGGCGTTTGATGTTCTCGCAAGCACCTTGTCGTGCGCGTGATCCACGAGCGCCAAAATGTCGCGCCCTGGATCGCGCAGGCTGGTCGCGAACGCACCGGCGCGGATCGTCTCCGTCACGCGTCCGATCTTCGCCGGTGTGCCGAACGTTGCAGCGTAGCCCTGCAACTTCCGGCCGACGGCGCGCAGCTCGACGCCCGCGCGCAGCTCGACGCCGGGCGTTATCATTACGGCAAAATTCCGATTATCCGCGCCAGAGCAGCCGGCCGTGCGACCAGCACGTCTGCCCGTATCCACGATACGAAACCGATCTGTCCTGTATCAGCGTAACGTTCATTGAGAACGGAAATCTGCAGGCTGTTCCGAAGCCCGAGGATCACCTGGCTGAAATCACCAAGCAAGATCGACGATGCAACAGCACCGGACGTTCCCTGTGTTTCCGTAACGCTTGCGGCCGTGGTGGTGAGGATTGGAATGCCAGCCAAACGAGGCGGCACCGTCAACGGTTGCCCTGTCGTATCGACAAAACCGTAAATTTGTCTGGCGGTGCGCGGTGCCATGATCATGGCCGAAACTGTGCCGAGGTTTGCACCTTCCAAGGCGGCAACAGCGTCGAGCATTTTCGACCATCCGGCCGTTGTGAGAAGTTGCCCGCCGTTCGTGCCCATCGACACCGACTGGATGCCGCTGGTGTTGGTGATGCCGCGCGGCATCGGTGCTGTTCCGGTGCCGTAAAGGATAGCGGCGTCAATGCCGAGCGCCGCGCCGGCGGCGAACGAATTCATCAGGGCTGCATCGATGTTCTCGCCGTCCGCCAGCAGCTCGCGGCTGATCCGCGTCAGCAACGCCCATGATTGCGCGGTCAACGTCACGTTGTCGAACGTCTGCGCGCTTTCGGTGATGGCCGACGACTCCGTCCGCCAGCCTCCGGAGGCGTCGCCGAGCATGCGGGCATATTTCAACGTTTGCGATTCCATC